AGAAGGGTGCGGTCGCGGCTGGCGGCAACATGAAGGTCTATTCCGGCGCGGCCTGGGTCGAGAAGCCGGCCAAGGTGTGGACCGGCAGCGCTTGGGTCACCAAGCCGGTGAAGTTCTGGAATGGCAGCGCCTGGGTGCTGGCATGAGCGATCCCTGGATCAAGCTGCCACCGCCGAGTGCCGAAATCTGGTCGCAGATCACGTCGCTCCAGAAAGTGCGGTTTACCCAGAACGGAAGACGCCGCATCACCGAAGGCAATCGCCTGATCCGGATCATCGAGCGGGGCCGCAGGACATCGGACCCTTGGCAAGTCAGGCCACCGCCGGGATCCGATCCCTGGACACGGCTCTAGATGTCCAATGCTCCTCGCCCTCACCCTGGTGACACTGACGATCGCTGACGGCGCGAAGGTATCGATCAACCCGCAGTACGTCGTGAAGTTGTGGCCGACGAAAGAGGCGATGGAGCGCGGCAAGAACACGATGGTGGTGACGGGGGCCAAGTGCGTGGTGACGATGGCCGACGGCAAGTTCATGAGCGTGCTGGAGACCTGTGACTACGTGAAATTGCGATTGGAGGGGAAGATCAAATGAGCCTGCTGAACCCCAAGACCGTCTTCAAATACAACTGCGTCCCGGCGCTTTACCTCTTGCAGGAACTGTGCGCCGTGCCGGTCAGCGACGAGGCGCATGTCCTGGTGCTGGCCATCGCCGGACAGGAGAGCAACTGGGAAGCCCGTAAGCAATACGGCGGGCCGGCAAGGTCCCTCTGGCAGTTCGAGAAGGGCGGCGGTGTCCACGGTGTCCTGACGCACCCGGCGTCGGAGGACAAGATCGCCGAGTTCTGCGACGCGCTGGGCATCCCGTGCGACGAAAGCACCGTGTACGAGGCGATGGCGTGGAACGGCCTTTTGGGGGCTGCCATGGCACGCCTGCTGCTCTACACCGATCCGGCGCTCCTGCCCAAAATCGGCCAGCAGGACCAGGCGTGGGAGTACTACAAGCGTAACTGGCGGCCGGGCGCGCCTCATCCCGAAGCGTGGCCCGACAAGTACCAGACAGCCGTCAAGACGGTAGGAGGCAAGCCATGAGTACCACTGTCCTGATCATCCTCGTGCTGGTCATCCTGCTGTTCGGCGGCGGCTACTACGGCTACGGCCGCTACGGTTATCAGGGACTGGGCGGCATCGTCGGGCTGATCCTGATCATCCTCGTCATCCTCTTTCTCACCGGCACCCTAGGCGGTGTCCGTGCCCAGACCCACCGCCAGCCGGTGCCCGGCGTGACCCGCACGCCCGTCACCGACAGCGACCGCCCGGCGGAAAGACCAGCCGTCAAGACCCGACAACCAATGACGAAATCCCTGCAGGGCGCGACCCGTTGTGAACAGGCTGACGGTTGGATTACTTGCGACAACGGTGCCAAACTCAAAGCACGATAAAGGCCGGGAGCCCGCAGAGCCCCGGTCAGAGGGGGTCGACCTGCTGCAGATGACGCGATAATCCCTCTCGTTGCCTTTAGCGGGTCGACCTTCGTCACAGGCAGGGTGGTTTTGATGTCCTCCCCTCGCTGTCTGGCTGCCTTGTCTGGAGCCCCGTCCTGGATTTCCTCGCGCAGTGGTCGCCAGGGCGGGGCTCACGCCCACACACACACACACACGCGGTAGAACTCTATGCTGCCGGACAAGTTGCTGACGTTCTTGAATGAGCACCCGGAACTCAAGACGGTCGATGTTCCCGAGGGCTGGTCCCGGCTGGAAAGTCTGCCGCTCAAAGCTCGCGTCGTCGAGTTTCTCATGCCCGACGGGACTACTCGGACATTGGCGCCCAGCAACACCATCCTGATCACCATGAGCGTCAAGCCGATCGGCTGGCGGCAGGTTTCACGATGATTTAGATTGGCCCCCTTCCTGGACATCGGATCTGCGGCCGGTCTCCGCGCGCCCATTCCCCTCGTGGAGCGACGCCTATGCCGACTGTCACTGTTCCCCTTGGCCTGACCAAGCCCACCGTCGGCGGCGACAAGGACGTCTGGGGCCAGTACTGGAACGACAACGCCGACAAGCTCAACGCCATTCATACTGACGACGGCACCGGCACGGCTGTCGGCATGCATGTCGGCACCGACCAGGTGCTCAGTGTCGACGGCACATTCCAGATCAAGGACATCACCGACGAAACGCATACGTCGGTCGTGACATTCATCGCGGCGGACGCCGACGCCAACGTCACTGTCGAGCTGAAGTCTCCAACGGTCGGCGGCACGATTGCCACCGAGGAGGCCATGACGGCGGTGGTGGCGATCACCCACCCGACGGGGACGATCCTGTCGGGCTACTACGGCACCGCGCCGACCGGCTATGTTTTCGCCGATGGCCGCACGATCGGCGACGCCACGTCGAGCGCAACCAATCGCGCCAACGATGACTGCGAGCGCCTGTTCAAGCACTTGTGGACCATGGGCTTTGCCCTGGTCGGCGGCACGCGCCTGGCAACAGCGCAGCTCGACTGGGACGCGCATAAACAGCTCATCCTGCCCAACCACAGCGGGCGCGTCATGGCGGGCCGTGACAATCTCAGTGGCACGGCCGCCGGTGTCTTGCCTGGCTACACCTTTGGCGTGGCCGGTGGTGCGTATTCGCACACCCTGACGATCGGCGAGACGCCGTATCATAACCATCTGGGGGCCGACCATCTGCATTCAGGAACAGCCAACCTTGCCTTTATGTATGCGGCTGGTGGGGGTGCCTGGGGGCAGACCGTCGAAGGTGGAACTCACGTTGTCGGTTATAATGCCCTGACGGGTGCGGCCGACCGGGAACTGTGGACGAGTTACACGGGCGGCGGCTTTGCCCATAACAACGTGCAGCCGACGATCGCTGTCGACGTGATCATCGCGCTCTGACCATGCCTCCCAGCCACAAATACATTCCGCTCCTCCTGCCGCCGGGCATGGCCCGCAACGGCACGCCCTACGACACGCCCGGACGGTGGTGGGATGCCAACCTGATGCGTTGGCACGCCGGATCGCTGCGCCCGGTCGGCGGTTGGGAGAAGCTGACGCCCAACCCGTTCGACAGCCCGGCGCGCAAGCTCTTCGCCTGGCGCTCGCACGAGATCGACCGCTCGATGCTGGTCGGCACCGACTACAAGCTCTATGTCGACCGCTCGGGCACGGCCGACCCGTGGCTCGACATCACGCCCGTAGGGTTTCTCCCGCCCGTTGCAACCATCACGGGCGGCTACGGCACTGGCCCCTACGGCATGGATTTCTACGGGACACCGCGCGACGCCGCGACCAGCACCGGCGCCTACTCGAACTTTGCCTACTGGTCGATGGACAACTGGGGCGAAGACGTCCTGATCACGGCCAACACCGACGGTCGTGTCTGGCACTATGTCCACGACAACGCGACACCGGGACCGCCGGTCGAGATCGTCGCGTCGGCCGGCGAGGTGCCGACGATGATCGCTTCGCTGATCGTCACGGAGCAGCGCCACCTCATGCTGATCCGCTGCTCGATGGACGGCACCGAGTATCCCTATCGCATTGCCTGGAGTTCTTCGGAGGACTTCACCGACTGGGATTTTACCTCGATCACCAACTCGGCGGGCTGGCTCGACCTTCAAGCCACCAGTCCCTTGATGTGCGCCGTCCATGTCCGCGAGGGCATCCTGGTGTTCTCGGCGACCGAGGTGTTTTTGGTCACATACGTCGCCGGCCCGTACTACTACGGCGCGACCAAGATCGCCGAAATGAAGATGATGAACCCCTATGGGATTGCCCCGTTCATGGGTAATGCTCTTTGGGCGACCGACCGGGGCTTCCACTACTACACGTCGGGCTACGTCAATCCGATCAACTGCGAGTTCTTCGACGAGATCATCGCCGAGATCGACCCCGGCTGGGGACCGATGCGCGTCACCGCCGGCGGCAACGGTGTCTTCCAGGAAATCTGGTTCAGCTATCCGACGATCGGCAATTCCGAGAACAACAAGTACGTGATTTTCCACGCCGTCGAGGGTTGGTTCGTGTGGGGCTACATGGGCCGCAGCGCGATCCTCGCCGCCGGAACCTGGCCGCAGCCGATCATGGGTGCCGCCGACAACCATCTTTACCTTCACGAGAAAGGCTGGACGGCGTCGGGCGTTCCCCTGCGCGAGCAGCGTTTCGTCGAGACCGGTGCGCTGGGCATCGCCGAAGGCACCCAGACCGTCGAGGTCACTTCGGCTCTGATCGGGTCTTCCTCGCCGGGCGCCTTCGACATCAAGTTCTTCTCGCGCTTTGCCCCTAACGGCGCGGAGCGCACCTTCGGCCCGTACATGGAGCGGCCGGACGGCTACACCGACACGCGCGTATCGGCGCGTGAGGCGCGCGTGCGCCTGGCGATGAAGGTCGATGCCAACCACGCCTTGGGTCAGACCCGTGTCCTGGTGCGCGCAGCGGGGACGCGATGAGGGTTAATTTCCCCGGCCCGGCACCGGCCAACTACAGCCAGGGCTTCATCATGCAAGTCCTGTCGCGGCTCACGCTGACGTTCAGCCAGGTGTTGTCGAGCCAACAGGAAGGGCCGTGCGTCGTCCTGTCCTCGCCCGACGGCAAAATCTGGCGCGTGTCGGTGAGTAATGCTGGGGCATTGGTCGTCGCCCCGGCGACCCCGACCACCCGCGAACACCCGGGCACGGCAGGCTCGATATGAGCAATCGGATAAAGCCACTCGAAGGCCACGAGATCGTCGACAAGATCAAAAAGGCGTTGCGCCTGTCCCAGGACACGCACTCTTGGGAAGACATCCGGCGCGGCCTGGTCGAGGGCAAATATCAGCTCTTCCAGAACGACGACGGGGTTGTTCTCACCGAGATCGTCCAGGCGCCCAACGTCAAATACCTGAACTGTTTCATCATCGCCGGAAGACTGCCCGGTGTCCTGAAGCTGCAGAAGGTCGTCGAGGACCACGGCCGCCAGCACAACTGCAAGTTCATGGTCGGCACCGGCCGCCTGGGCTGGCGCAAGGTCATGCCTCTGCACGGTTGGACGGAAGAGGCCGTCGTCTTCAGAAAGGACGTTCGCTATGGGTAAGCCATCGAGCGGCGGCGGCACGCAGCAGACCGTCAATAAGACTGAGCTGCCCGAGTGGGTGAGCCAGGCGGGACAGCGCAACCTCAACCAGTCCTACGACGTCAGCCAGAACCTGATGGGGCCTTACACCGGGCAGCGCGTCGCCGACCTTGTGCCAGGACAGATGGCGGCGATTGCCGGCATGAACCGGCTGCCTGGGTCGACCACAGCGGCCTTCAACCTGGCGCAGGACCAGGCGGCCAACGTCGGCAATTTCCAGGCGGGCCAGGTCACGCCGACCATGCTGAACGGGCTCGACCTTTCGGGCTACATGAACCCCTTCACGAACAGCGTCATTGGAACGGGCCTAGCTGGTCTCGATGTGCAACGCCAGCAAGCCCTGCGCCAGATCGGCGACCAGGCGCTCGCTTCGCGCGCCTTCGGCGGCTCGCGACAGGGCATCCAGGAAGGCGTCACCAATACCGGAGCCGTGACAGCCGCCGGTAACCTGGCCTCCCAGCTGGCCTACCAGAACTTCAACCAGGCCCAGCAGGCGGCCACCGGCGACATCTCGCGCGACCTCGCGGCGCAGCAGTTCAACGAGCAGGCCCGCCAGCAGGCGGCGCAGACCCAGCTGGCCGGGGCCAACGCCCTGGGTGGGCTGGCCAGCCAGGGACAGCAGACACAGCTGCAGGCCCTGATGGCCATGCTGCAGGGCAATCAGCTCGTCCAGGGACAGAACCAGGCGATGCTCGACGCGGCGCGCCAGCAGTACGCGGAACAGCAGAACTTCCCGATCCAGCAGCTGCAGATCCCGCTGCAGGCCTTGGGCATGACGCCCTACGGCCAGACCCAGACCCAGACCTCGCCGACACCGCCCGGCAACGCGACGATGTCCGGCATGGGCATGGCCTCGGCCGGGCTGGGCATCCTGGGCGCGCTGATGGCGATCCCGACCGGCGGCACCTCGCTGATGGCGGCGCTGCCGGCGTTGGCCAGCGCGGGAGCGGCGGCAACGGGCGCGGCGTCGCGCTCCGATCGCCGGCTCAAGACCGACATCGAGCCGGCCGGACACGATCCCAACCTCGACCTGCCGCTCTACGCCTACCGCTACAAGCGCGACCCCAAGACCTACCCGAAGGTCGTCGGCGTGATGGCCCAGGACGTCGAGAAGAAATATCCCGAGGCGGTCGGCCAGACGCCGGACGGCTTCAAGACGGTCAACCTCGACTTCCTCGGCAACGTCGCCAACCTCAACGCCCTCTACGCGCGGAGTTAGGCCATGGCCGACAGACCGGACTTCAAGGCATACGCCGAGTACCTGCGGGGCAAGGGCCTCCAGCCGCACGTCATTCAGGCGATGCTCGACCACATGAACCGCGAGAGCGGCGGTCGACCCACCCTGTCGCACGACAAGGGCACCGGCTTCGGTCTCTACGGGTTCCGTGACCCGACGCCGGGACAGGGTCGATGGACTAACCTCAAGAACTTCGCCGGCGATCGTGATCCCAACGACTGGCGGACACAGCTCGACTTTACGCTGCACGAGATGGGTTTTGGCCAGAAGCCCGAGGGCAGCACGACCTGGGGCTCCGAGAAAGCCGCCGGGGACAGGATCCTGGGCGCCAAGGACTATGGCCAGGCCAGCGAAGGCATGTACGCCTACCTGCGTCCGCTCAACTGGAACAACGCCCAGCGGCCGGCCACGCCGACCCTGACGGAGCGGCCCAACACGGTCGGATCGGACGTTGCCAGCTGGCTCGACAGGCTGACCGGTGGCAGCGGCGTCTCGTCGACCGGTGGCAGCGGCGTCTCGTCGACCGATGCCAACGCCCAGCAGAACAAGCCCTTCGACTGGGGCGGGCTTCTGAGCAGCGGCATGGAAACCATGGCCAAGGCCAGTCCGGCCAGCATGGGCGGCGGTGGTGGTGATGGCGGCCCGCCGCCGATGCCCAATTTGCCGGCGCACCGGCCCCAGATGCAGCAGTTCGTGAACCCACTGATGGCGCAGCAGCAGTCTGGCATGGGCATGGGCCTGCTGTCGCCCGGCATGGGCGGCCAGATGGGTCAGCCAGGACAGCCAGGACAGGACCAGATCAAGAAGCTCCTCGGGCTTCTGTCAGGAGGTGCGTGATGCCCGGACCCTTCGACGGCGGTGGCAACTTCGGTGGCGGCGGCTTCGGCAGCGGCTTCGGCGGCGCCAATCCCAACTTCGCCGCCAACCCAGGGGGCACGTCCCCCTGGCCCTACGGCGTCAACCCGGCGACCTACATTCAGCAGGCGCTCGGGGGAGCGCCCACAGGCCCCAACCAACCGAATTTTCGCTCGCAGTGGTATCAGCCACCCAACCAGCAAAGCCCCCTCAGGGACCAGCTTGTGAGCCTCTTCGGCAATGCCCTGATGAGCCAGTCGGCGTTTCCGCAGATCATGCAGACGCTGATGCAGCGGCCCGACGCGGCGCGGCTTGAGCTTGGCCTGTTGAGCCCGCCGCAGAGCTACAGCCCCGACAAGGACTTCTGGCGCATCAACTGGAACATCCCGCCGACCGGGGCGGCGGCCAACACCTCCGCCGCCAGCGGCGGCAACCAGGTGTTCGGCACGCGGCCCGGCATTTACGGCGGGGCTGCCGTCGGCGCGGGTGACGGCTCGGCCAACGGTGCAACCAGCAGCGAAGGCGCGCAAGGAGCAACCGGCGTCGCCGGGACAGCGGGGACTTCGTCGGAAGGCCCCGGTGTCGGATCCTCGGGATCGGCGGCGGCCGGGGTCGGCGAGGGCACGGGAGAAGGCGTCGGCGGCACGGGTGTCGGCGGCGGCACCAGCGCCGATGCGGGCGCAGTCTACTAGGAGACGGTGTAATGGCCACCATCGAAGAACTGATCGCCGCCAACCAGGTCCCCGAGCGGTTTCCAGACACGCCGACGACACCGGCTGCGGCGGCCCAGCCGACGGAAGGTTTACTCGGGCGCATCCAGAACTTCGTCGCCGGATCGGCCGACCCCAAGACGCTCGACGCCGGCGGCCTGACCCAAGCCGACCGTCGGCAAGCTCTCTTTGCTGGCCTGACCGACATTGGCGCGAAACTCATGGCCGCCGGCGAACCCATGTGGGGACACCAGCGGGCGCAGTACCTGGCCGGGCTGGGCTCTGTCCCGGCGGACATGCAGCGGATGCGGACAGGCATCGCCCAGCAGCGGCTGCTTGGCGTGAAGTCGGCCGAGGCGGTGCGCGCCATGCAGGTCCAGAACGAGATGGACGCCGTCGCCAAGGATCCCAATCACCCCATGTGGAGCCAGTTCCAGGGCCAGGATCGTTTCCTGGCGCAGTGGGCGATGAGATCAGGCGGCCCCAAGGCGTTCATGGAGTTTCTCGCCCACAAGGACGACGCCAAGTACAAGGCGGCGCTGGCCGCCAAAGCCGCAGCCGAAGTCGCCGAGATGCAGCGCGTCGCCGGCGTCCAGGAACAAATCATCCGTGCGATGGGCACAGGCGGCGGCGGTGGGACACAGCCTGCGCCGACACAGCCCGCGCCGACCCAGCCGGCGCCGACGGCTCCCGCGCAACCTTCGCCGCCCAGTGCCGCGACAGGCGCGACACTGCCGCCCTTCCAGATCCCCGGTGTCCCGACGGCTGCCCTGACGCCGGAACAGCAGATCCTGGTGGCGCAGGCACCGCCGACGGCTGGTGTCGGCGGCGCCGAGGCCGCTGCGGCCAGCGAGCTGCGGCAGGGCGGCGGCGAAAGCCCAACCGAACCCCCGGCGTCGATCATGCGCCTGCCCAAGCCCGGTACGCCGACGCCGACGCCTGTCCAGACACAGCCACCACCTGTCCAGACACAGCCACCACCTGTCCAGACACAGCCACCGCCGACAGGACCGAACAGCGTGCCGCGTGCGCCGCGCACCCTGGCCGAGGTCGGCCAGATCATCCCGCCGGCGCAGTTGCTGCCGATCCTCGGCTTGAAGGGCAACGAGTTCTTCAAGGCCTTGGAGACACTCGTCGCGCCCGGCATGACGCCGGTCTACGACAGCCAGACCGGCGACCTGGTGAACGTGCCCTCCAACCAGCTTTATTCGCTCGACCCGCGCCGGTTTAAACCCGCCGCTGCGGCGCAGCAGGCCTACCAGGAAAAGAAATTCGAGTACGACAAGAAACAGGACGCTGCGCGGCTGCAGCTCGAAAAGATCCAGCGCGACATCGCGGCGGCCAAGGACGGCTACAAGATCGAGGACGGCAAGCTCGTCCAGGATCCCGACGCCATCAGGCATCTCGAGCAGCTCAAGATCCAGGAAGAGAATATTCGGGCAGCGGCCAACATGATCCCCGAGCAGCGCGCCACCCAGAAGCGCGACACCGACATTCGCGAGGCTGCCGAACGTCGCCAGGCGGCGGCGGCGGGACAGAGCTATGGTACCGGCGAGTTCGACCCCAACAAGCAGGCGGCGATCCAGGAGGATAAAGCCCAGGAGGCCCGCAACAAGGCCGACATCGAGCTGCGCAAGGAGTTCGCCACGCAGGACTTCAAGCAATACACCGACCCCGACAAGGGTCCGCTCGCGGTGGCCAAGGGTGCCAACAAGATGCTGCCGCTGATCTACGAGGCCGAGGAGTACCTCAAGCGCGGGATGCTCACCGGCTCGTTCTCCGAGGGCCGCATGTTCTACAACCGCATGGCCGACCTGTTGGGCGTCGGCAAGGTCGACCAGGCCCAGGTCGACCGCGTCGGCTACAACAACGTGGTCGGCCGCATGATGATCGAAGGCCTGAGCGCCGGACGGCCGCTCGGCTCGCAGGTGTCGGACGCCGACCGCGAGGCGATGAAGGAACTGACCGGCCTCGGCAACTACACCGACAAGGAAATCGCCAAGCTGATGGCGATCGCCGAGCGCACCGCCATGAAGGCGTTCAAGAGCCATCAGACCTCGGTGTCGGAGCTGTCGCGCAAGCATCCGTCACTCAAGGACATCTTGGCAGTCGACGCCGAGATCAAGCCGCTCGACCGCGACACCTGGCGGCAGGAGTTCACCGCCGACGAGCAGCGCCGCAAGCAGGAAGCCGACGAACTCAGCAAGTTCCGGTGAGGGACAGATGGCCCAACTCGATCCCTATGCCCTCGACAAAGAGGTCGTGAAGCTCGCCAACTCGGGACAGCCCGGTGCCAAGGCGGCGATCCTTCAGCTGCTCAAGGCGCACGGCTACGACGAGGACAGCTGGGTAAAAATGAAGGAGCGCATCCGCACGGCCGACGACAAGGGCGTGCTCGGCAAGGCCTGGGAGCATCACCTGATCCAGACCGAGCACGGCAATCGGGCGCGCGGTGTCTCGGGACAGGACACTGTCCTGGGACGTGTCACCGACCAGCTGCGGGTGTTCAACGACGCCGCGAGCTTTGGCCTGGCCGACCCGATCAAGGCCAACACCATCGGCCTGTTCGACCCCAACATGACGACCAAGGGCGAAAGACAACTCACCCAGCAGGCGCGCAACCGGCTGACCCCGTTCGAGCGGGTGGGAACCAACGTCGCCGGTGCCCTGGCCGGGCCGGCGGTCCAGGCCAGCGGTGGCCTGACGGCCGTCCAGCAGGCGATCGCCCAGGGCAAAGGCTTGGGTAAGCGCGTCCTCGAAGGCATGAAGGAAGGCGCGAAATACGGCACCATCGACACGGCGGGACACCAGGTCGGCAACACGGAGCTGTCGTTGCCCCAGCAGGTCGGTCAGAACATCGTCGGCGCCGTCGGTGGTGCTGTCGGCGGCGGCGCGATCCCGGTCGCCGGCGCCGCCGCAGGCTGGCTCAAGAACAAGATCCCCGGCCTGCGCGACCTCGGCGAGCAGGGCCTCAACAAGGCCCAGCAAATCGTCTTGAAGGCGCTGCGCGATGATGCCGAGGCACGCGCCAACATGAGAGGTTTGTCGCAACCCGACGCCGCCGGTGCCGTCACCCAGGCCAGGACACGGGTCGCTGACGCCGGTCCCGAGACGATGCTCGCCGATACCGGCCCAGCCGCTCTGGCCACCACCCAAGGCGCTATCAGCAAGCCCGGCCCCGGCGCGTCGAGCACCCAGATGACGATCAGCGAGCGCGCCGCCGGCGAAGAAGGCCGGATGCAGGCGCTGGCTCACGACATGCTGCCGCCGACCGGACAGGGCACGCTCATTCCGTCGCAGGGCAACGTCAAGGTCCAGGGCGAGCCAACACAGTCGGCCGAGAGCATCATCCGCGAACAGCGCAACGCCCTGCAGCCGCGCTACACCCAGGTGCTCAACGATCCCAACATCCAGCCGATCGACCAGGCCCAGGTCGCCACCATCGTGCAGCGCATCGACAACGAACTGGCGACCCTGCCGGGGGACAGCCCGCATCGCGCGGCCCTCGAACGGGTTCGCGGAAACCTGGTGGCGCAGCCGGCCAATCCCGGTTCGCCGGCAGTCCCCGGCAACGCTTACACCTTACCGACGCCGGCCGTGCCGGCGACGCCCGAGGTCTACGTCACCGATCCCAACATCCTGCACAACCTCAAGGGCGAGCTGCAGGGCCGGGTCAACTGGGAGGGCGGCGCGACGACGGGTTCGGCGCGCAAGGTCGAGGGCGCGAACAAAGTGGTCAGCGGTGCGATCGACGACGTGCTGGACACCGCTGTCCCAGGATATTCCCAGATCAACCAGCAATACCGCGATCTCACGACCAGGATCGACGACATCGGCACCGGCCAGCGTGTCCTGGACAGGGGCACCACCACCCAGGAAGTCACCAATGCCATGGACCGCAGCCAGGGCAGCGTCATGTCGGGGGCCATGGAGGCGATCAACAATCTGCTGAACAACTCCAAGGGTAATACCTTCACCCAGCTGCGCGGCATGTTCAACGACCGCGCGCCGGGGCTGGCCGACAAGATGCGGATGATCATGGGCGACGACGCCTACGCTCGGTTCATGGCCGAGCTGCGCAACGAGCAGGCGCGCAAGAACACGGCGCAGGCCGTCGCCGGCAACCCGCCGACAGCGCAACGCATCGGTGCCAAGGAAGCCATGGACGAGGTCGCCAATGTCCCGGCGCGGGCGAGTGCCGAAAGCTGGGTAGCTCAGATCATGGCAATGGGTGTAAAGGCGATCGACGCTTTCCGCAGCCAGCAGGTGCGCGACGAGGTCGCCCGCCTGACAGGACTGCAAGGCGAGGCTTTAGACCGCGCTCTGGGCGACATTATCGCCGGTGTTTCTGTCCAGCAGCAGAAAGCCGCCGGCGACGCTGGACGTTCCGGGGCAACGGGCGCGCTGACCACCCAGGGCCTTCTCGGGACACCAGGGATCAGCGGCATTCCAGAGCAGGTCCAGGGACTGACGATCGACATGAGGAAAGAGCCGCAGCCGGCGACGCCCTAGCACTCCTCGAACAGCACGTCGAAGATCGCCGGCGACACCGTGACGAAGTTGTAGTCGATGTGGATGATCCACTCGTTCAGGCGCACGCGCGAGCGGCCCGATCGGTTCTCGATGATCAGCTCGTCGCCGTCCTGGTCGATCAGGCGCGGCTGCATCCACTTGGCGATCTCGACCTTGTTGTCGCCGGTCCATTGGTGGGCGACGTGGGACGGGACACGTTGACGAACGATCATCGCGGGCAAGTTATCCCCGCGATCCACAGCTTTATCCCCTGGATGATCGTTCGCCTACGCACGAGTTTCCTCTCTGGCCGGAACGTTTCGTAAATATTCGAGGACATCCCAGGCGAGGACGGTGTCGTGGAACTCTGCGACAACGCCATCACCGGAACGTCTCAACTCCCACACCGTCTCGTGGTTTAGCTCCACGCGACGGAGGTGATAGTGGTCCCCCTTCACGGCGTCGGCGTCGGCTGCGCCTGTCCAGGATCCTGGTTGGTCGGCGGCTCGTCGGGCATGGTGTGGCGGGTCGGGCTCTCGGCCATGTCGCGCTGCTGCTCCTCGTTCACCGCCGGATCGGGACGCGGCTGGATCTGGCCGGCGTCGCGCAGTTTCTTCTGGCTCTCCTCGAAGCGGTCGCTGATCTCCTGCTCGGACATCCAGCCTTCCGGCGGGTCTTCGGGTGGCGGATCCGGTGTCACGTAGTCAGTCAGGGCAGTGAGCACCAGATCGGCGGCGGCTTCGTCGCGCACCAGGGCGAGGACACCGCCCGTCGGCGAGGAAATTGCCCACATCATGCCGTGCGACGTCGGCGTCTCGGTCTTGACCATAGTCGCGGGATCTTCGGTACGGGCTTCCGGCTGAGGAGCCTCAGTGGGCTCCCGCTCTTCACGATATTGCTCGGCCATGTCGGGCCTCCTTGAGGGGTTACGAGGAACGCAAGCGACGCGACTATAAATCAGAGTGCCGGGGGTGTCGTCTTGACCGTCAATGTCCACCCCTTGCGGGATGTCGTGCTGTACGGTTTTGGCCACCGCCCGGGGCTGTAACAGTGGTAGGGGACCCCGAGTTTTAGGCAGAAGCGACTTGGTGATGTCGGCCGCCCCCGGCGGCGACCGTATGGAGTTTGCACAGCACGCCCCTAAATCAACGCTTTGGTCTTGGCGAGGTCGGTCATGGCTTGCCCCCGAGTGCGGCGCGGGCCTCGCGAACGGCGCGGGGGTCGTTGGAGCTATCCACGATCTCCCGCAGCACCGCCCGCAGCCGCTCGATCTCGTCGCGCAGTGGCTTTATCTGCGAGGTGTGTATCTCCTCGACGGCCTGCCCAAGTCGTCTGGCCGCGACAGTCAGCACTGGCTCCATGACTTCCTCGGCCAGCTTCCAGTATTCGGCTTTCTTCTCGGGCGTCACCAGCGCGCGGGTCTTGTCGTCCATCTTCAAGCCTTGTGATAGCGCGGACCATGCCAGCCCTCAGCCCACACCGGCAGTCCCGGTGCCCAGCCGGGCGGTGTCCGCATGACGTCCAGCATGTTGTCCAAGGTCTCGCCGGAATACTCACGATCAGCCTCGGCAATCAGCTCATCGTGGACCGACAGGATCAGGTCGACATAACCATCAAGTTCAAGCATGTCCTCGGCCATGACGTCGCGCGCGGCGGCCTGGGTGACGTCGGCGGCGAGCTTGGAGCCCCAAACCCGAATAGGCCCCCACTGGTTGGTGTAACGGTCGACACCGTCGTAGACCATCTGGTCCTCGCCGGTTTCGTCGTCGGTGATCCAGCGGGCATTGCGATAAATCAACCAGCGGCCCGACGGCAAGACGATGGCGATCCCGCCGGTGGTCCTCAAGATCTTCAGCCACTTGTTGATGTCGAAGTGGCTGCCCGCTGGCTGGCTGATGGCGATCCTGAAGGCACGCTCCAAGTCGGCCCACAGGCCGACGATCTTCGGGTTGTCGCGGCGCCACGAATAGATGAGCTGTTGCGCGACCGCTGGCGCCAGGTCGACACCGTAACCCCTGGCGATGGCGATGATCTTGGCGACGCCGGTGCCGTAGCCGGCGCCCAGCCGGAAGGTCTTGCCCAGTTGCCGGTTGGGCGAGCCCATCTTGCGAGCGTCATAGGAGTAGATGTCCTGTCCTGACCGGAAGACCGCCAGGACATCGTCCTGTCCTGCCAGCCAGGCCAGCATCCGGGCTTCGATCTGGGAGAGATCCGCGACCACCAGGTTCTTGCCTGGCGCCGCCACGAAGCAACCGCGCAGGCAGCTGGAGACCACATCCAAGGTTCTGCCATGCCACTTGTTGAGAAAGTCGACCGGCATGTCGTCAAGAATATCCTGACACGCCGTCAGCGGATCCTTGAGCACGCCCCTCGGCAGGTTCTGAAGCTGGACTTTGGCCCCGCCGGTGCCCGACCACCGGCCGGTGCGGGTCCCGTAGTAGCGCAGCGAACCGCGCAGCCGGCAGTCGGGCTCCAGGGCGTCCAGCATGGCGTTGAGCTTGGCGGTGGAGGTCTTGGCGCCGTCCCGGCGCAGTGCCAGGGCCTGCTCGGCAACGTCGCCGTAGGGGTCGGCCAGGGGCTCGATGGTGTCTTTCTTGAGGTCGGTCAGCCCCGGCATCCCGTTGTTCTGAACGAACTCCAGGAGCTTGGCCTGTTGATTGACGCCCGTAACGGTGCCGCCGGTCAACCCCGCCAGTTCACGGTCGATGTCGAGCTTGGCGGCGGTGGCGATCGAGCGCATGGCCACCGCGAAGCGTTTGTCCACGGTGATGCCCCGGCGGTTCATGTCCTGGTCGATCAGCCAGAGCGCGCGTTCCCGAGGCGGCAGGTCAGACGTGTGCTTGTGGATGGCGCGCTCGGCCTCGACGTCCTGCACGCAGTAGTCGGCCAGCATCCGAAGCTTGATCAGGTCGGTGTCGTGCCACCAGACAGGCCTGTTGCTGGCGTCGTAGCTCCGGGGCCGCGCCATCTGCAGCATGAGCTGCCGCGCGTTAGCCAGCTTCTGAAGATTGAGCGGAAGTCCAAGGGCGTTTCCGGCCAATTCCAGTTTGGCCGGAAGGCCCCAGTAGTTCGCCCGCGCCATCGTGCAGTGCCACTGATGCGGCTCGATCTTGGGCCAGCCGTAGCGTTTGACGAGGATGTTGTCCCAGATGTCGCGCTCGAAACGCGAGTTCCAGGCGTGGATCTCGACATTCTCGTAAGCCAGGATCTCGGTATTGGGCACGTCGTAGTTCTCACCAGGGATCCAGAGCTTCACCGGGCCATCGTCGACCGCCCAAGCCAGACAGGTCACGTCGGTCGAGGGATCGCGCGAGTAGGCCGACGAGCCGATCTTGCGAAGGTCGGCCTCGCTGTGGGTTTCGAAGTCCAGGTGCAGGCGGGTCATGGCACGTCATCGGTCTTCGCCGAGTGACAGAGCCTCCCCGGCCGGTACAAAGCGTCTTAGCTGCTCGACACGTTTGACGCCCCACTGCTTGCTGATCTTGTCGAGCAGCTTGTGCATACGCGCCGCATGATCCTCGTCTAGGACATCCGCAGCGTCGGTCGCCAGATTGAGCAGGTCGCTCCACTCTTCCGTCCGCATATTGATCTTCATTGTCTACTCCATTGTTAAAGTTGTTTAACCCACAACCCACCGTTGATCGGGCTGTGCAGGTAGTGCCGCTCGCGCAACCAACGGTGCGCTTCACCCAGGTCATCGAACGACGCCACGAGGGCATCGTCCACGTCGTACAGGTAGACGCGCAGTTCCTCGTGCGGCCGGTTGAAGCGAAGACGGAGGACGTTGGGATGCGCCATAAAAAATAACCGCCGCTCGTCAGGGCGAGCGGCGGTTCTCCCAGACTAAGGTTCCGCCCCCTTAGAACGGATTGCTGGGCGAAGGTCCATTGGCCGGACGTGACGTGGTGTCGGTGTCCTCGGGATCGACCGGCAGGTCGCCGAAGCTCTCCTCGGCGGATCGACGATTGTCGAGCCGCACGACCTCGGGGCCGGACACCTTGGTGATCTGGACGTTGTTCAGGCCGAAGGCGACGCCGACGTTGCCCAGCTGGTCGTAGGCGTAGGGGTTGACGCTGAAGCGGGCGAACTGGCCGGCAAAGACGTCCTCCTTGAGCATCGCCTGACGCTGCGGGCCGACCACTCCCGGCGGGAACTTCGACCAGCAGTTGATGAAGATATGGCCCGGCTCGTAGCCCTTGAGGTTCGACTTCTCGCCGGCATCGCGGAACGGCGAACGGATACGCGCGACGAAGGCCGGGTCGCTCATGCGCGAGCCGAACTTGGCCTTGCAGGCCTCGTTGGCGGCGGTCTTGAGGGCAGCGTACTCGGCCGTCTTGAGGCCTTCCGGCGGGATGATCAGGCTGGCCTGATACACCGGCTCGGGGTTGTTCAGCCGGGGCTGCGGCACGAACAGGTGGGGAAAACTAAGCTTGCCGATCGGGGTGATCAGCAATCCGGTTGGCGCGGTGGCCATGACGTCCTCTCTTTCAGCTGGTAAGATGATGACAATTGGTAGATGCGTAGGACGACCCATACTTAAGCTGCGGTAGCAAACGGGTCAATAGGTGTCTTAGGAATATCCGAGAAACTCTCAGCCGCGTCGAGGACAGAGACCTCGGCACGCGGATCGCTTTCGCGCACCAGCGACGTGCCGGTGCTTTCCTTGGTGACGATCTCGGCGTTCATCGGCTGGTGCTGGCGCTTGTCGATCAGCTTCTCGATCTGCGCCGGGGATTTAAGCTCGGGCTTGGTGTACCAGTCCGGTGTCTCGTTGCTGTGTTCGCGCAGCCAGATGGCCGCCGCCAGCGGGTCTTTCCACTGACGGACGGCGCGCTTGGCGACCAACTTGTGGTAGCGGATCTTCCGGCCAGCCTGGGCGCGCTTCAGGGCTTCGGCGGCGACGGCGTCGATCCGCAGCTGGATCATCTCGTTCTCGACCATCGCCGCTCCCAGTTCGTCGTCGGATAGTTCCCCGGCGGCCTGGCCCGCCGGGAGGACGAACTGCTGGACAGCTGATTTCATGGCGCGCTCCTTCAACCCGGGACAGTGTGCAGCGGCCGGGCAGAACCTACAATGCAGGCCGGTGACGAAAGGCTCGCTGTCGGCCTGTCCCGAGACGATCGCCTCGACCGCCGGCTTGAGGACCTTGTCGCCCCACATCAGCAGATCCAGGTCGGTGATCACCCACGAGCGTTCGAGGGCACCGCCCGGTGTCCTGGGCTGGACGACGACCAGTTCGACCACGTCGAGGTCCTGCTCGGCGGGATCGAGGGCGTGGTACTCGCCCAAGGCGTAGCAGAGCATTTGCGTGTTGTTCTCGGGATAGACCTCGATGCCCCGACCGAATTTATAATCGAAGATCGTCAACTTGCGGTGTCCCAGGACACGGGCGTCGAGGTTGCCGAACATGCCCGCCTTGGCGCCGACCACAGGAGCTAAATCTACCTCGTGTTCCGAGGCGCACGTCCCAGGCCGGGCTTTCACCACGTCGCGCCACTGCTCGCCGCACTCGATCATTTCCTGGGTGACGGCGATCTCGTGGCCGTCAACCTTGGTGGTGGCACCGACAGCGGGGAGCGGCTTGTTCTGCAGGATCCGGTCGGCGATGTCGTGCGCGACCGTGCCTTCGGCGGCATAGGAAGAGGCCTGCCGAGGGCTACTCGGCAGGCTTTCGATGAAAGAGACGGAGCGGCGACACTGAAGCCACCTCTCACTTGCGCTCGGGGGAAATCGCCGGCTGTGCCGCATCTAGTTCTCCAGGGCGAACAGCGCGCGGTTGCTCAGCTGAAGCAGCTCGACCGCCCGCTCCAACGGGACGTCGACCAGCTTGACCACGTTGAAGTGCTTGCAGATCTCGTCGACCTTGGCCTGGCCGGCAGGACCCTTTTTGTAGACGTTGCGCAGGACAGCCACGGCGTCGTGTCGGATGTCGGCAGCCGACTTTTCGGGTTTGGCATCCTCGGCCGGGGTCGACGGATCAGGCTCTTCCGGAGGGCTGATCTGCTCACCTGTCGGCACCGGCGACGGCGGGTCGTCGGTGGTGGTTGCCACGACGTTCTTGGGCGGGCGGCCGACGGGTCTCTTACCGGTCGGCGCAGGCGTAGCCTGCGCCGCCGGCGAGGCTTTGTCCACCCCGTTGGCGGTCTTCGGTACATTCGCTGGCGGTGCCGGCACATTCATGAGGGAGAGCATCTGGGCCAGGACTTCCTGGACATTGGCGCCCTCGACACTGATCTTGATGGTCATGATTGATTAAACTCCTCTTTAAGATTATCCGAGATTTAATAGAACCCCTTCGGGCAAGTCAACTATTAATTCGAGCCATAATGCTTGGCGAAATAATCCTTGTTGATCAACCACATGTCGTAGTTGTTGGTGGGGTTGCGGGCAATCATGTCGCCCTCTTTGGGGGAGCCGTTCCTGCTGTCCTCGTCGGCGATCGAGACTTTCACCGACGGGTTGGCACGCAGGAACTCCACCGCGTCGATCGCTTCGATCAGGCCCCGGCGGGCATAAACTCTCCATTCGGTCATCGCTGGATCTCCCGTTGTTGTTGTTGATAGGCAAACTCTTCAAAGTCGCGTTTGAACTTCAGGGCGGCCCTGCGAGCGGTCCAGCCCTCGATCCGAAAGCTTTCCCAGGCCCGAGAAATATCCAGGACATCGTAGTTGTAGGGCGCCTGTCCCAGGACACGACGGATCTCCACCGGCAGCGCATCGAAAATCGCCAGTCTTTCTGACGCACTCAGCCCGTCCTCACCCTTCGCTCGGGTCTTCGCCGTTGGGGGGTGGCGGGGCGGGTTGAACACGAGAGATCTGAATGCGGATCGGGTCATGGTAGATCGTGACATCGTGCGCCCCATACTTGTCTCCCAGGCCAGCGAGGATGCCCACGGCGTAGTTGAACAGTTCCAGTTCCTGGTCGGTCATGTGCGTCACGTCGTCCGGTTTCACGCGGCGTCCTCTTTGTGTGCGAATAGGCCCTGAAGGTCGCGGGTCTTGCGGGCCATGACCCCCGCTATCACCTCGTCGAGGGTTCCCGGCGCGTACATCATGCGGGCCAGGACGGCGTTCTTCTGGCCAATACGATGGGTGCGCTGGATCGCCTGGGCGATGTTGGCCGGCGTCCAGTCGGGTTCCAGGACCATGACGTCATGGCTAGCCGTGAGGGTCAGACCCGTTCCGGCCGCCAGGGTCTGTCCTATGAAGACACGGATGCCGTTGTCGTTCTGGAACAGGTGGACGGCGGCCTGGCGTAGCCTGGTGGGAGTACCTCCGGTGACGTTCACCGCCTGGCCGGTCAGGCGCTGCTGAAGCTGGTCGATGACGCCCAGGTGATGGGCGAAGACCACCAGCTTGCGGTCGCTCGACGCCAGGAACTCCTCGATCCACTCGATGGCGGCCTTGACCTTGGCCCCTCCTAGAAGGCGTCTGGCCCCCGCCAGGTGGGTCGCCCGGTCGTTCAGCCACTTGACCAGTTCGTCGTCGCTCATCACCCCAGCCAGGGCCGGGTCTCTGAAATCGGCCGGGATGGTCGACATGTCGACGTCGAGCGGCTCTTCCACGACCATCAGCGGCGGCAGGTCGGGCAGGACTTGCTCCTTGAGCAACCTTCGGAAGAACGTCTTCGTCCTTTCGCGCAACTGATCGGTGTTCTTGGAGCCGACAACACGAAATCCGTAGTTGGAGGCTCGTTGGTGTGAGTAAAGCTCGCGGAACTGATGCTCGGCGAGCGGCGTGGTGGTGGTCGACCGCCAGATGGTCGCCGGCGCCAGGGCGTTGAGGTGGGTCCAGAGTTCACTCGTGAAGTTGGGCGCCGGTGTCCCGGACAGCGCCAGCACCATCGGGACACCGTGGATCAGGCTGGCCGGACCGCCGTCGATCGCCGGCCCGTAGACGACCTGGGTCCGCTTGGCTTTGCGTTCTTTGGCGTAGTGCGCCTCGTCGAGCACGATCATGTCGGGTCGCCACCGCCGGACGTACTCCTGGTAGCTGGCGGGGTTCCGCACGATCTCGTTCCACGACCAGAACACCAGCTTGCCGGTGCCCTTCCACTTCGACCACTCGTAGGGCCAGATCACGCGGCCGATCGCGGGGCCGATCACCAGGATCCTGGTAAACCGCCGACGGTTGGCGACTTCGATGCAGAGCCTGGTCTTGCCCAAACCCATAGACCACGCCACAAACAATCGAGCTGGCAACGGCATGCCAACCAGCTCGGCGACTTGGTTCTCCTGATAAGGGAACAGCGGTTCAGCAGACATGCTTTTTAATCCCTTTCCTCTGCCCCGCGATGTTGCGCAGCGCCGCCGACCGACCCTTACGTAAGCTATCCAGGGCGTTGTCGCTGTACGTGCCGAGAAAAAGATGATCAGGGTTCACGCAACAAGGCAGGTCGCATGTGTGACAGATGATCAAACCATTAGGGATTGGTCCGCGATGGATCTGCCAGGACAGACGATGAGCCTGGATCCGCTTAAGTCGCTTACCTCCGCGAACCATGATGCCGCCGTAGCCGTCCTTGTCCCAAGACAGGAAGAACAGCCAACAGCTTGAGTTGGGTTCCGGAATATAACCGTCATGGAAGCGGTCAATCGTTGAGCGTCGGGATCTCATGTTTTCGGCAATCCCTTGTCCATGAACTGGTAGAACGTCTCGCGACACGCCAAGCAAATGTGCGACGGCGGCGTACTCGGGTCGTCGCCGACCCGCAGCTGCAACCAGCCTTGAGGACCGGACATGCGCTTGTGGGGCGGTGCGCCCATGTCGTGCTCGGCGTGTTCGCTCTCGCCGCAACGATCACAGGTATAGAGGATCTGGGGCCGCGCGCTCATCGCACGCCATCCGGACCCTTGGCGGTCTCGCGCACGCCGGCGACGACGTGCTGCGGGGCGCGAGCCTTGCCGCCCTTTTTGCCCTTGTTGGGCACCGGCAACCTGTAACCGAGTTTCTGGGTTTCGTGCGGCGCCATCAGGCGATACTTCCCCACATCGAAAGCGCCGGTCCGGTCGAACACGACCAACTCGGTCCGCAGTGCCGCCGGTGTCACATAGCGATCCCAGTGACGCTCTTTCCGGACATAGATACGGGACAGGTAGACACGGGCTTCTGTGACTTTTTGCTCGCGACAGATTGCGACGGCCGCCGCGCATTCCGTGCTGGAGCGTTTGCCTTGGGCGCGAACATCCTTGTTGGTGACGTTGATGATCAGGTCGTTGAGCGCGTCGCGCAACGGCAGACCATCCAGCTTACGAACGATTTTCTTAGCCATCAGGGGGATCCCTCTTATTTGCCGTGGGCAATCAGTTGAAGCAGCTCGTTCTCACTGAGGTCTTCTGTCCGGATCCGGTGCTGCAGGGCCGGGGACAGTCGCAGATAATGCACGCTCAGAATGATATCCTTGAGCGCTTCGCGCAGGTCGCTCGCCGGCTTGGTCGGCGGTGGCGGGTTGGTGGCGACGAAGTTCTGATAGAACTGCGGGGTGTAGGTATTCACCCGCTGGTTGGCGTAGTCCTGCACCACAGCGACAATCGGTGGCGGCGACGCATCCCGAACGATCACCGGCATCACCTCCAGCACTTCGGGCTTGGGCGGGTTGGCCTGTTCGGCAAGCACGGCGTTCCGGTAACCCTCGACACGGGCGTCGTCGGCATCGGGGTACTTAATTTTGAAAGCTTCGACCATCGTCTCGACGTTCATTCGTCTTTCTCCAAGTCGTCGATCATGTGGCTGATGTGACGGACGAGCAGGCAGAAATACATGTCGCGCTCGGCCGGCTCTTGGTCGCAAAGCCACAAGCCGGCCATGGTCGCCACCGCCGCCGCCTGGATGTCGACCGGGAACTCGCTCAGCAACGCTTTGATCCGGTCGGCGATGTCGACTGTGCGCGCGGCGTCGATCATTCGGCGGCCTCGACGAACGGGTTCTTGCTGTTCTCTTCCTTGAGCCACATCTCCACCGCATCGCGCACCAGCGCCGACACGGGCTCGCGCCGCATCGTCGCGAACTTACGCAGCGCGGCGATGTCGGCCTTGGGAAGATGCATACTGATCCTCGGTGTCTTCGACACCTTGACCTTGCCGCGCGAACCCTTGGCCGCCGCCCGGTACTTGCGCTTAGTGTGGTACGTCATCGGAACCCTTCATGTTCATCTTGGAAAACAAATCCGTCCTGAGAAACCGCTCGTGGACCGTCGCCATCATGTCGTAGATCGCCGGCCGCCAGAGGTTGGAGCGTTTCATGCGACCTTCTCCCGGAGCCGGACGCGAACTTCCAGGACAGGCTTGAGCCCGGTCATCGCCTTCGACGTGACGTAGAACTGCGCCGCCCGGGTCAACGCCGCCGGCCAGCTGTCGGCGGTGATGTTCAAGGCGTCGATCTCCTTGCCCTGAACGTCGATGATCGTGACCCGCCAGTCGCTCATGACTTGCTCCGCGCGAGGCGTAGTTGCCTAACGCCTTCCTGGGTGGTGTCACAAATTTGTGAGACCGATTTGTCGTCGTTCGTGAATACCGACCGGTGGCCGTAATGCGGCTGACCAAAGCGGCGATCCTCTTCAGACATTGTCTCGGCTCCACGGTTAGCCGCTCTCGCTTCCGACCCAGGCGATCAGGGCGGCGTCCGATCGTCCGTGCTTGCCCTTGGTGAACAGCGTCGTGCTGTCGGGGAAGAGTTCGCGGGCTCGCTTGATCGAGCCGTCTTTGCCTTTTCGCATCTTGCTGTGGGCCTGCCACTTCTGCGGCGTCAGGTAGGCCACGTTGAACTCCATCGCCGCCAGGATCCCCTCAAGCTGGCCGACCCCTCGGCCGAACTGGTAGGTGCTGACGACGCCCTGCTGGGGCATCGGCCCGACCAACTCGATGAAGGCGGTCGAGATGCCTTCGCGATGCGTGGTGAGGAACTGGACGACACCGTCGAGGTCGATCTCGCGCTTGTTGGTCTTGCCCCTCTTCAAAGAGAACGTCGGCATGTCGAGGATCTCGTGGATGGTGCCCACGCTCGGCTGGTAGAGCGCCAACGCCCCGTCCAGCCCCGGATCTATTCCCAGTATCAAGTCGTCCTCCCACCACCATTAGTCGTGTCAACGTATAATGTAATCTCCGAGAATAGAGAATACAAGCGAGATCGCTTGACGTAAAACTTTCACAGGAAGAAAATCATGAGACCGGCGGCAGCGTAGATCCCCTCAGATCGCCACCGCCGGTCCCGATTTCCTCGGCCACCGGGGGAGTTGGGGCCAAGAAAGTAGGCGATGCGCGGTCCCACACCGCCAGCGCCGTGACGAGACAACCTTGGAGGAGGTGCCCGTGGATGGGACCGTAACTTCTCATTCTCCGACTGACAAGGCCCTTGCGCTAGTCGCGCGCGGCTTTCACGTATTTCCGTGCAACGACGACAAGTCACCGGCCTGCCCGCATGGGCATCTCGATGCTTCCTGTGACCCGCTGCGCGTCAAGATGCTGTTCGCCGGCGCTCCCAACGCAACGCTCGTAGGGATCTCGTGCCCGGCCTCGCACATCCACGTGCTGGACATCGACCCGCAGGGCCTGCCGTTCTACGAGCAGCACAAGCATCTTGTGCCGGACACGGTGAAGATCACGACACGGCGAGGCGGCTTGCACCTGCAGTACCGCGCCGACGATCCGCAGCTGGTGGTCAAGAACGGCGCCGGCGGCGGCATCGACGTGCGTTCGGGCAACGCCAAGGGCGGCTATGTCATCGCCTGGGGCGAAGCCTATCAGTACGACCTCAACCGGATGTCCCCTGAATGGCCCGAGGCGTTTGTCAGCCTGGCACGGGCGCAGCCCAAGACCAACGGCCACACGACCTGGCTACCGCTTCCAACGATGCCATCACACTCGCCAGCTACCATTGCTGACGAGATCCGTGCGGTGGCTGTCCTGGGACATGTCCCGATCGGCGAGCGCGACCACTTTCTGATGAGGGCTTATGGGCACGCCCAGAAAGCCCGTCGCGAGGGCATGGCGACGCTTGAGCAGGTCGGTGCGTTCATCGGCCGGATCTCGTCGGCCAAGATGATGTCGGGCGATTTGATACACGATTTCGAGGGCAAGCTTCGCCGGGCCAAGTTCACACCGCAGGAAGTCGCTTTTCTGCTGCCCTACGAGAACAATGACGACGGGGAGCCGATTGTGCCGTTCCCCAAGGGCGGCGAGTTTCCGGTCGATCCGTTCGAGGGGTACGAAAGCATACCCGGAGGTCAAACGGGATTTGGAACCGGGATCTTCGAGACCTCCCTGGACAGCCACCCGCTTGCCGAGATCGTGCCCTATTCGAGCACGGTCAGGATCCCCGAATACGTCATCCCAAACTTCATCGGCGCCGGCCTGGTGACGATCGCCGGGGGTCATGGCAAGGGCAAGACGACGGCGCTGGTGGCGTTGGCGTTGATCGTGGCGGGGCTGGGTGCCGCTGGACACGAGCTGGCCCAGAAGCCGGGACGCTGGCGGCATGTCGTCTACATCACGGAGGACGACGGGCAGGTCCAGCGCATCCTCAATGCCCACGAGATGGCCGACAAGCTGTCGGCGCAGGACATCAATGATCGGTTCCATATCGTCCTGGCCAAGCGGCTGGACGCCAAGCAGTTCGTTCGCATCGGCAAATGGTACCAGGAGCAATACGCTCGCGAGGCGGATGGCGCGGTGCTGAAGCCCCTGGTGATCGTCGACACCAAGTCGGCTTCGTTCGAGGTCGAGGACGAAAACTCGAATGCCGAAGCGTCCAAGATTGCGGCCTGCCTAAAGCAGGATTTCGAGCGACTGCCGACCTTCCTGGTGGGACATATCTCGAAAGAGGACATGACGCGCCAGCAGGCCCGGTCGATGCGGGGAGCGACGGCGATCGAGGCTGATGCTGTCCAGAACCTGTACTTCGCCCAGGAAGAGGATGGGTCACGGTACATCGTGCGGGGCAAGACCCGGTTTGAGGCGTCGGTCGAGGCGGTCCTGGTCGAGAGCGAAGTGACCATGGTGCAGGGGACGGACATGTTCAGCGACACGGACAGCGTGCCGCTACGGTGGGCGCGGGTTCGGTCGTCCGCCCGTGTGCCTGGACAGGTGCGGGCCGGAAAGGGCGACCTGAAGTCTGCCCTTCAGGTGCTGGAAGACCTGATCACGAGCAACACACCCCCGGCGGCGGCCCCCGGTGCCCAGAACAATCGGTTCAGCGACATCCTGATGCAGAAGCTGCAATGGCCAGAAGCCCTGGCCAAGCAGGTGATCAGCCAAGCCAAGGCCAAGGGTCTGATCAAGGCGGTTAAGCCGATCAGGGCCAAGGGTGCCACTCATAATCCCTGGGTTTTCGACCTCACTCAGGAGGGTCGGGAATATTTATCGGGAGCGCAGGACTTCGATGAAGCCAGTCCTTTTTGATTTTTTATGACCGGGAAGAGACCGGGAAGAGACCGGGAAGATGAATGTAATGAAATCAATGAGTTACAAGTTTCCCGGTCTCTTCCCGGTGTGGAGCGCGCAGAAGACAGTTTCTTCCCACTGTGTCCCATGGGGTACCCATGGGACACTGGGAAGATGTCTGGGAATTAATTAGACCGGGAAACTCCCGGCGATGGCCAAAAGTCAGAACAGGAGATCGTGATGTCGAATATTATTCCTGCCAGCCCTGGGGACCATGCTTTGGTCTTCACGCATAATTCGCTGGGGAAAGACCCCTGCTATCTTGAAATACCCGTGAAGGCTTGGCGGATTGTTGAGAGCAAGGATTGGCGACCCGCTCATGTCGAGCCAATCCTGGCGGCGGAGGTGGGTCCAATGCTGCATGTTGCGATCCCGGTTGGCGGGGGAAAGTATTTTGAGCCCAAACACGGCAGCGGTGGCACGTTTTGGTCCTTGGCCAAGGTGATCGAGCGCGCGCAATTGATGAAACGGATAGAGGATGGGGGGCGTGAAGAGAGCGGATTGCGCGCGGTGACCTGAAACTCTGGACGCAGACGTGGACGCAGGGCCTGGACGTGGACGTGGACGTGGACGCGCGAATATTTCGTGCCACGAGGCTAGACCTGGTTCAAACTTGCAGCCGACCGGCCCGGAGAGGGGGGTCCGCCCTACTATGGCTTTCAGAAAAATTATCCGACCTGGTGTCGCGCGCCAGGCGCGCCCGGATCTTGACGTTGTCTAGATGCCTGGCCCGCGCATCTTGACGCTGTCCAGGATCCTGTGCCCAGGGTCCTGTCCTGTGTCCTGGCGCCTGGTCGTTCGCCTGGTCGTTCGCCTGGTCGTTCGCCTGGTCGTTCGCCTGGTCGTTCGCCTGGTCCAAGCTTCACTGCCTATGGCAGGCAAACAAAAACGCCCGGCATTTCTGCCGGGCGTTTTGTTTGGTGAACGCCTAGGCGTTTACCATTTCCGCAGTCCCTGGCGCACGCGACCTCGGCTATCGACATAGCAAGGGCCTTTGGCCAGTTCCTCCGCAATGCGCTTGCGCCGCGCCAATTGACGCTCGCTTGGCCCGTCCATCGCCCGGTCGTCATCGGCATTGGTCAGGGCGTTGGCGACCCTGGCGATGAGCGCCAGGGCGACGATGGCGAGGAGTATGCCGCCGGCTACGGCGATCACTTGGCGACCCTCCAGTTCAGGGCGATTGATGGCTTGATCATTGTCGGTCTCCGGGTAATCGAGCGATGACGGGATTGTCAGGGCTCGCCCAGGGCCTGCCATGGCAGGGCCTGGGCGAGCCCTGGGCGCGTCCTAGACGCGCCCAGGGGCGTGCCTAGCGTGCCACCCAGGCCTTGCGAAGCTCGTCCAGAAGCGCGCCCAGAACTTCGCTGGAAAGCTTGGATGGATCAGGCACGGCAATGCCGACCTTGAACGCATCGGCCTTTTCTTCGCCGATCTGCACGCCGATCACTTGGACGCCCTTGGCCCTGGCGTAGTCCTGCGCCAAGTCCATCGCCGGCTGACCCTCGTCGGCATCGCCATCGGTCAGGACCAGCAAAATCCGTTTGGTCCGGTTGGTCCGCATGGCGAGCTTGTCGATAGCCGCCATCATGCATTGGGCGAGGGGCGTATGGCCCATGCATGCGCCCAGGTTGGCGATGGTCGCCAGGGCCTGCGGCAGGGGCTGGTTCCAGTTCTTCACAATGGCGAGCCCGTAGGGGCTGAAAGCCGAAATGTGACAATCCACGTCGGCGTGCTTGCAGGCTTCGGCCAGGGTCACGGCCAAGGCCTTTTGGCAGGTGTTACGGTCGTGGTTCTGGCCGTGCGCTATGTGCGTCATGGAGCCCGAATTGTCGAGCAACAGCCCTACGGCGGTATTCACCGCATCGGCACGCGTGCGCTTAGTGAACACGTTTGGCGCGTCCATCGCCATCCTCGGAAATGCGCGGCGGTCCAAGCGACCGTGCGGGCGATAGTGCTGCCGCATCGCCTGGGCGGGCGCCTTGAGCAACCGCCGCACGTGTTCCCGGACCATGGTCGCGTTGGGAACGAGCGCCTTCAGCTCGGGCAGGGTCGTGGTCGCGTGAAGGTCGCGCGGCAACAGTTCGTTGTCGGACACGCCGCGCCAATCCCGAATGTTCTCGGGAATGGAGCGTAGCTTCCGGGCGGTAAGATTGTTGCGTGCCAGGATATTATCGACGAGATTTTTCAAGGCGTCATCGTGGTCGGCGGACTGGGATTGCACCTCACGTTGAGCGCCGCGCTTGGGCTTGCCCTTGGATGGTGCGCTGGGACCGTCCTGGGGCTCGCCCTGCGTGTCCTGGCCAGCGTCTCCCGTATCGCCCGCGTCCTGGCCGTCGCTCTCTGACGGCCTTCCCTGGCCGTCCTGGGTGCCGTCCTGGGTGCCGTCCTGGTCTTCGCCCTGGTCTTCGCCCTGGTCTTCGCCCTGGTCTTCGCCCTGGCCGTCCTGGGGCTCGCCCTGGGGCTCGCCGTCCTGGCCGTCGCCGTCCTGGGTGTCGTCGCCCTGGCCGTCCTGGCCGTCGCCGTCCTGGGCGCTTCCCTGGCCGTCCTGGGCGCTATCCTGGGGCTTGTCGCCCTGGTCGTCGCCGTCCTGGTCGTCGTCGCCCTGGCTCGTGTCGCCCTGGGGCTCGCCAAGGTCGACCTTGGGCTGTTGCTCGGCGGCAGCCCTGGCAAGGCGCAGCATGTCCTCTGCGAGCAAGGATACGCTGGCAGTGTCACGGCACGCGCCCAGGCGGGCGCGCATGAGATCAAGCGCGCCATCAAACTGCCGACCTACCCGGAGCCCTGCCAGCTGGACGTCATGGCCAAGGTGGTGGCGGCCCAAGATTGCGACGGTGAACGGCAGGGCGCCCAGGCAATCGCACGTCCAGCCGTTCGCCAGGGCTTCCGCCAACAATGCCTGGGCGAGCCCGGACAGGATCACGCGAGCATTCGGGATGGTCCCGTCGGAGATCAACTCGGCTTCGATCCGACAATCTTCGAGAGCATTGATCATGCCCGCGAGCAACCGTTCCTTGCCCTGCAGCCCGTTCACGTCGCTTTTGCGGACGTGCTGCAATTCGTGGATGAGGTAGCCAACGAGACGTTCGGCGTAGGCCCTGGGAACCCGCAGGAACGCGGGCAGGGAAGGCATGGACAGGTCGATATACAGCGACGTGTGGGGGTCTGTGAGACGGCCGCGCCACGTCACGCGGGCGGTTGGTCCGCCTTTGGTATCCACGTCAACGTGGATGCGGTTTGCCGGCTTCCCAGGGAAGGCCTGGGCGGCAAGCTTGGCGAAGGTCACGCGGACCGCCGCGACGACGGTGCCGTAATCCACGACGGGCGCGCCCAGGCCTAGCAGGCCTGGGGCGTTCTGAAGGGGAGCGTTCATAGTCACTGTACTCCGGTTAGACGTTGTTGAAATCGGCGGCGCCGCGACCGACAGGGGTCGCGCCCAGGGCTTCACGAACCAAACCTTCGCCAGCATGGGTCATGAGAATTTGGAGGAGCACTTCGCGCTCCTCCACGCTCGCCCCGTTGAGCAAGGCGCAACGTGCGGCGGTCTCGGGCTCGATGCCGTCAACGAGCAATCCCGCCCAGGCTTCTAGCGCCCGAAAGCTCATGCCGTCCGAAAGCGTACCGCCCGAGACCGCTTCGCGGGTCACGTTGGCGGCGCCGACAAGCAGCTTTGCCAGGGCGGGCGGACAGGACGTGCGACCGATCAGAAGCTTGATCTCGGCGGCCGGCCGCAAATAGCTGACCGCGACGATGGCGCGGAAGCGCGACATGAGTGCTGAGTTCTGTTCCTGGGTGCCACCATAGCGGCCGGACACGTCGCCGCGACCGTTGGTATTGCCTGCCATGATCAGGATCACGCCAGGGGCGCAGACAATGCGCTCGCCGGTCTCGGGGACGGTGTACGCGCG